GATTGTTTGACCATGACGGGCGGGCGGTAGACTTCGCCGGTGACTTCGTCGACCAGCTCGCCGGTATAGGCGGTCGCCGCCCGATCATGGGGAACATAAAAAGAGCGCATAGCGGTCATTGCGTGTCCTCAGTAGTTGGGAGCTTTGCGAGGGTCGTTGCCGCGCTGGAATTCGCGGCCGACGCCGCCGCCGGCGGCACCGCCGCCGATGGCATGGTTCGGACGTGAGTCCTCCTTTGGTGAGGGAACAGTGGGAGTAGGTACTGGTGAGCCAGAACCGGAACCGGTTTTGACCTCGTTGTGCACGCGCCGGGCGGCGCGCTCGATTGAAGCGGCGGTCCGTCCGCTGTCGGAACCGCCGAAGTTGATGTAGTCCTTGAGCTGTTCGCCTTTGAGCCCGGCATCGATGCCGAGGAGGACGTTTTGGGCGCGAGCATTTTTCGCTTGCTCCAGATTGTAGGCCGACGTCGCGTCATTGAGGACCTCCTGCGAGCGAGAAGTTGCCGCCTCCTGATTGGTCTTAGCGGTGGAGGCGTTGGTCAGCTCGATGGTCGAGTGTTTGAGTATTTCCTCGACACCCTTGTTGCGAGTGTCCTGTTTCACGTTCTCGACATCGTGGCCGGTTTTGTAGATTGACGTGGCGGAATTGGCTGCACCCGCAAGAGCGGGGCCCCAGCCTGCCATTTCGTTTTGCATGGTAGCGAGAGCGCCGCCGGGCGTAGAAGCTCCGCCCTTTTGATATGCCAGTATAGGATTGAGGCCAGCAGCGCGCATATCAGCCATAGCGCGCTGATAAGCGGTGTTAGACATGCGTTCTTGGAAGGCCATTTGCTCGCGAGCGAGAGCGGCGTTCTGAGCATTCGCCGCAGCCTGTCCCGACTGGCCCATGAAGCCGCCGAGAAGTTGTGCGCCGCCGCCAATGATGGCGGCCCCGATAAGTGGGTCCATGGTTGCACCTAGAAGTGATCGATGAGGCCCGGAACGCCGTAGATCGGCATGGGCCGGGCGCACCTGAGACGGAAATACATATCGAGGATGAATTGCGGTTCGCTGGTGACAGCGACGACCCGATCGATCGGCGGGTTCTCGACGATGAACGCAGCGTCGAGGTGGGGAAGCGTGGCGAAGTCTTGGGCAAGGTGCCAAGTGTCGAGAGACTGAGGGAACGACGAGCGCAGCTCGCCAGTGATGGTCGACGGCTTGTAGCGAAATTCAGCGTAGCGTTCTTGGTAGCCCCAAGCCGCGTTATCGTCGACGGGGCCAGTGCCGCCGGTGCCCTGAGCGTAGATTTCTTTGTTGAGCACGGCCTGCTCCCCGATCATCGAAAGGGCAGGCCAGTAGAAGTCGAAGCGGGTCCGACGCGACCAGAAACGTTCGATGCCTTGCTGGTAGTTGAGGTCGGCCCTGACGGAGGCAAGACCGATTACGACACCGTGTTCAGTAAACGACTGAGAGAAGCCGCCGCCGGACATTTGTGCCGTGCCGTAAGCAGCGAGGTTGGCTTGAGGTGTTGAAGCCGCATTGGACTCCGAAGTCTGCGGCACAGTGTGCAGGTTGATGAGAGTCTGTCCGCCGCCGAGATATTCGGCGCGTTGCAGACGAGCGTCCGGTGAGACGACATTGAAATGGGCCCTGACGATTTCGGTGTAACGAGTACCACCGCGAGCGTCACGCTCATAGAGCTTCTGGATTTGGAAAGCCTGCCGGAGCTGATTGATCGTAGCAGCAGTGGCGTTGGTGAGGTCGGCGTAGATATCAGGTAGACCGCCAGTCGCGGCGGTTCCACGCATGAGGTAGGTGGAGTCAGCAGCATTCGGCTGATCGGTTTGGGCAAAAGGATACGTAACCGCTCCCGTAGAATCGAAGCCTGCGATGTTTGCCTGAGTGAAGTTACGAGTCGTCTTGCCAATGCCTGAGACAGGCGCGCGAGTACCCAGTGGAATGTCAACCGAGTCTCCTTTTTGCGGCCAAGGAAGACATGAAGTGAAGTAATCGTGGCGCTTGCCGCGCTTGTACATAGTGAACGCAGTGGAACTGTCCGGGCCGTCACCGAGAGAAATGACGGCGGAAGTCTGAAGGTTCTGGTCCCGGAACCAGTCATTATAGATTTTCTTGTAGGCGCGGAGAGGAAGCGCCGATACGGAGATACCGGGGACGAGCGGCGGCAATGCGAAGTGATCGTAGATGCCGTTCGACGGGAAGCCGCCGGCAGGGGCGACGATCTGAGGGACAAGGTAGTCCGTGCTGTCGCCGGGGTTAGCCTGTTCTCCCATGAACTTGACGAAGTTGGTCCACAGCAGCCGGTAGGGAACGAAGAACCAGAAGGTGTTGAGGTAAACATTGTCCATGAACGGATGGAGCGGCGTGGCGAGCCGCCCGAAGATGGTGCAGCTCATGTTGAAGGTGTCGCCGGGGATGACCTCGTCGACATAGATTGGATAGAGGTAGCCGGCGTCGATCGTGGTCTTGCGGCCGCTCGAGCGGTCGAAGCTCGAGCGTGGGATTTCAGCCCGAGGGACTTGGCTGAATTGGTGAGACATTACTGAGGGCATACGAGCCATGATTTTCCCCTTGGTTTGTTAGGAAGCGAGCATTGCGCCGTTGGCGGGCTTCTCGAACATGTCGACCTGAACGGCGCCACGGACGAGAGCAATTGCGTCCATGATGTGGACGAGCGGAGAGACGGGCGACATTGCGCCCTTTTGATCGTCATAAGTGCCGATGAAGAACAGAACATAGTCGGCGGGATGCTTCCCGATCGACGTGGCGTTGTCGTTTACAAGGTCTTCGAGGACGCGGGTTGCCGCGCCGTCCGTGGGTTGAAACCACGGTGAGTGAAAGACGAGGGACTTGCGGTCGAAGATCGAGTAGGCGCGAGTGATCATTGGTCGTCATCCTTTAGTGTGCGCTTGAGGCGATTAAGACGAGATTCACGAATCTCTTGACGAACGGCGAGCCGTTCTTTTGTGCGGTTCTCCTTCGCGGCTGGTTGCGCGGCCCGGAGCTTCCGCAGGTCTTTGATGGGCTTGAGTTCCTCCTGCGATAACTTTTGAGCGTAATATCGAGGGACGGGCACTTGCCGTCCGTCGATGACGAGGAAGTCCGACGGGAAGCAGTCGGACTTGAAGCGGTCGTACCAAGTAGAGCCGAGGCCGGGGTTGCGTGATTGAAGCGCGAACTCCGGTTGGACTTGGACGATGTGACCTTTGGGATGAACCCGAAGGTAGTGGCTGGGAGCTTTTTCGCCGGTAATTTTCTTGCGGACATAGCCCGCAACGTAGGCGGCGGATTTGTAGTTCACGTCCGAGAAGTCGCAACGCCCGAAGGGCCAGACTTTGGAGAGTTGCGCCGAGGTGTAATATTTCTCACCGTTTGCGCCGGTCTTGTAGTGGACCCGGTCGCCGAGGAACGAGTAGCCGAAAAGTAGGACGTGATAGTGGGGACGAAGGTTCTCGTCCCCGTATTCGCCACAGAGGAAGAACCTGACCCGGAGCGGGTCAAGCTCGTGGCGTAGACGCTTCATGAAGTCCTGCATGGTCTCCTTCGAGACCGAGTAGTCCTCTGGCAGGTGCTCGTTCGAGTAGGTGAGCGTGAGGAAGCTGTTCATGTCGTGCATTTGTGACTCGTGCATGCAGCGGGTTGCCCATTGCTCGACCTTGTCGATACGGCACCCGGAACACTGTCCGCATGGAAGCGTCATTGGGATGTGGGAGTTGATGGCCTTAATGGGATTGAACGTGAGCATAGGCTTGCCGGTCCGCTCGTGCTTTTGAACGGACCGGAATGCCTTGAGAGGGAACCAGCACGGCACCTGCTAAAGGCGGATGCCGCCTCGCATGGGAGTGCCGAGGTGGTTCTTACCGTGAGGACGCGCAGCGCGTGTGAACTGCCGTTCGGATTTGCGTTGTGGGATGCGATGTCGCTTGGCCATGTCAACTCCTTTGGTCTGTGGAAGTATGTTCCACAGCCCTATTCTGACACCACTTGTAGTGGTTGTCAGTTAGCATGTTAGGGGACAAGAGAATCTAACATGCTGAGACCCCCCGTGGCCCCCCTACCGAAAGAGGCTCGGCAGGGGGGCGGGTTGGTAGAGTTATGCAAGATTGCATAGGGGATGCGGGTTGATTGACGTGCATCCCGCGGGCCCGCGGGCTGCCAAGTTGGCGCTTCGCGCAACTGGCAGCCGCGGGCCCTGCCTCCCACCCGTTACGCTTCGTATTGAAGCGTTTTTGGTAGTTACTTAAAGAGAGTGTGCAGAGAGGGTGTTTTTTTGCCCATGCAGACGCTTCGCTCAGTTGCGGGCAAAGAGAAGGGCCCGAGTGGGGCCCTAGTGTAGCGGAAAGATTTCCGGGGTTTTTGATTGATTTACGGGCTGGGAGGCGGGGGTGGTGGAGAGTCCGGCTCCTTTGGAGGCCGGGAGTCTGTAGCCAGGCCGAGCTTGATGATTTCGTCCTGGTTGTTTGGGTTCGACATGAAGTCGAGGAAGTTGCCGGGGTCGTTGCCGAAACGATCCCGGATTTGAGACGGCAAGGTGGCGAACGACTGTTCGGCATCCTTGACCGTGTTGAGAGCCTCCTGAAAGTCGAGAGGCTCGGGTAGATCCTCGTAGGAACCGAGAGCGGCTTTCGCGCTCATGTGCTGGATCTGACCCGTAAGCTTGAATTGCTTCAAGATATTGTTGATGTCGCATTCAGCGACGAAGGATTGTTTGACCATGACGGGCGGGCGGTAGACTTCGCCGGTGACTTCGTCGACCAGCTCGCCGGTATAGGCGGTCGCCGCCCGATCATGGGGAACATAAAAAGAGCGCATAGCGGTCATTG